TATATGTGAATTTGCTAAAGTTACCACTACTTTTATAAATGGTAGCATTAGGAAATTAGAAAAAACTAATCTTACATAATTAAATAGTACTACAAATATATCATCAAACACGCTATTTGTCAAAAAAATTTAAAAATCAATTGAAAATTATGTAAAATTATAGTATAATATATTTAGTATGGCTGTAGCCATTTTACATATATTCCTTTTTGCACACTAACGTCTTGTTAGTTTTACATATAAAAAAATCTTACAACAAATTGGAGGAATTAAAAATGAAAAAAATTGTTTCTATGTTACTGATGATGGTTTTGGCAATCTCTGTATTGACTGGTTGTAGTGATACCGATAAAGCTCGCCAGCTTGAGGTGGCTGCAAATCTCGAGGAAGCACAACAGACTCCTACCGATATTGATTATTCTCTTGAAAGATATAATCTTATTCGGAGAGCCTATTGGGTAAATGGTCAAAGAGAGAAAGCATTGGCATTGCCTTGTTCCATTGAAAAGCCTTTGGGTTATGTTATTTTGATAACCGATAATGGTGCAATATTAGGTAATTTTGTTGTTGATGGTAAGGTTTCATCCCTTAATAGTTTTTTAACACCAGATACAACTTATCCTAATAGTACTGGAGCAAATTGGTTAGCTGATGTAGATGGTAGCTATGGAGAAAATGATGCAGGTATTTTTTTCTTTACTCCTGACGGAAAATACATTGAGTGGACAGGAACATATCTGTATTCTGATATTCCGTTTGAAGTAGAACAACCTGTTCTTAAAATTAGCGATTAACCATCTCGCAGTAATTGGAAACAGCCACATGGAGATAATCTATGTGGCTGTTTTCATATCTATTTACTTTTATGTAAATATCTAGTATAATAAAAGTAGTATGGCAGTAGCCATTTTATATATATTCCTTTTTGCACACTAACATTCTGTTAGTTTTACATATAAAAAATCATACAACAAATTGGAGGAATTAAACATGAAGAAAATTGTTTCTATTTTATTGCTAATAGCAATAACCCTTTGTATGCTTGCAGGTTGCGATAGCGACTATCAGGAACAAACTTCTGATGTAGAAAAACAGCAGAGTATCACTGAAGACCTTCAACAGTCTCAACCTACTCCGACAGATATCGACTATTCTCTTGAACGGTACAATTTAATTAGGAGAGCATACTGGGTAAATGGTCAGAGGGAAAAGGCTTTGTCTCTTCCTTGTCCTGTTGAAAAACCTTTGGGTTATGTTGTTCTTATGTTAGAAGGTGTTGGTGTAGTTGGAAACTACGTTATTGATGGAAAAGTTTCATCTTTAAATAGTTTCTTGACACCTGACAGTGAATATTATGAGTATTCTGCTGGTGAAACTTCTAAAAAAAATAACTGGCTTGCCGATGTTGACGGTAGCTATGGAGAAAATGATAATGGTATCTTTTTCTTCACCACAGATGGCAAATATATTGAATGGACAGGAACATATATTTATTCCGACATTCCTTATATTGTAGATGACCCTATTTTAAAAGTACAGGAGGAAAATTAACATGAGTAAAGTAGGAACTATTATCGTAGCAATTATCAGCGTCATCCTTATTGGAGCTATCATCTTTTTTGGATTTACTCCAGGAGGTAGAAGTGTTTGGAACAGCTATACTCATAGCTTAGAGAAAGCTGATGAAAATCAGTATGAAACCAAAAAGCAGGTTGAAGATACTGCACGTGCTATGATCGCATCGTATAAATCCGATGTTGCTACTTATGAACAATATAAAGACAGCGACAACGAAGAAAAGCAAAGCTGGGCAGAGCAAGCAAAAATGAGAGCAAACAGAACTGCTAACTCTTATAACGAGTACATTCTGAAAAACTCTTATGTGTGGGAAGATAATATTCCTAGCGATATTGATTACTCACTGCCTATTGTTGAATAATCTTTGCTATCCGTAAATTAGAAATACCCCAGAGTGTGTTTTACACCTCTGGGGTTTCTTCTTAATATTATAAAAGTTCTTATTTTAGCAATAAATAAATTGATTAAAAATTATTTCTTCTACAGAATTTTTTATATTATTCATTTAGAACTATAATTTTATATTTGTTTAGCTGTCATTTAAAAACATATTTTTACAAAAATTAAAGTGTACTTAACTTAAGTCTACTGGGTTAGGACTTATGGCAAAGCCAAAGCCAATAGCTACGAAGAAATTTCAAAGGAGGGATTCTATGTAGCAAGAATTAGCTTATTCTTTTCACTTGGGTAATGATAAAAATAAAAGTAAATTAGCAAAAAAGGTTGCATAGAATTTCTTGCAATAAAGAAATTTTCTCCACATGATGATGAAGAAGATGACGGAAAAGATTTTACAATGCATGTTCTCTATGTAAACAACGGCTGGGCTTTTGATACATATAGTTCTCGCCAATATCCGATTGAGAAATTGCACGAAATCTACAAAGCTAAAATTTATAAGTCTTTTAGTTTTGATGAAATTAGTAACAAATCTTATGAAGAATTTAGAGAAGAACAAGAGCCTGAACTTGCAAAGTGGTCTATTGATAATGACGGTTCTATATTTTGGAAAGATGACAAGGAGGAAACTTAAACATTTCATGACTGGTTATACAACTTATAACCAGCCGTGTTTTTATGTGTAAAGATATGATTTTTTATAAATTTGTTATAATTTTATTGCAATTTATTAAATTTATGAGATACTTTAGTAAATTGATTGATATTTGTATCAATCGTTATGAGAGCCGAAAAAAGTTGTAGATAACTATGTCAACGGCACCAATGACAAATAATATACTAAAAGCCATACAAACATTGAAATATCAATGGTGTATGGTTTTTCTATTTTTAAAATTAGTGCAATAGTAATGCAGTAGGGAGTTGAAATTATATTTAAAATATAGTATAATAATGTATGTAACAGTATTGTTGCACCTTTGAAAAGTAAAAATTTCGGAGGTGCAAACCTCCGAACAATGAAAAGGAGAGCTATTATGACTAAAAAACAGATTGTTAACACTATTGGCTGGACAGTAATCGTTTTCGCCATTCTTGCATCTTACAGATACTATATTGGTGTCGACAACTGGGTTGAAGAAACACTTAATTGGGTAATTCCGGCAGCAGTCGGATATTTCTTAGGGTATGGACAAGCACAAAAAGACCAAAGACGGTAATTATCCCAGAAAAGGCTATGCAATATATTGATTAATTGCATAGCCTTTTTTTGTGAAATAAATGAAAAAACTATTGACAAAAATCGACACTAAATATACAATTAAAAAGTATTTTATATACAAATGAAAGGGGGGAAAAGCTATGCAAAGTGATAAAAATTGGCTAGCAACATTATTATTATGTTTATTTCTTGGAGGGATAGGTGTTCATAGATTTTATGTAGGAAAAGTTGGAACAGGAATTTTACAATTAATAACATTAGGTGGATGTGGAATTTGGACTCTTATTGATTTAATAATGATAATAACAGGAAGCTTTACAGATAAAGATGGTAATAAAATCACAAATAGCTAAAATTGAGATTTTCTTATTAGTTAATGTTGCGTTATTAATAATTCTGTATAGTATACCAATAAAAGACAATAATTTTTTAGAAAACCTATGTATATATAAGTTAATATCAAAAAAAGAATGTTTTAATTGTGGAATGACAAGAGCTTTCTTATCAATAATACATGGAAATTTTGATATGGCGATAACATATAATAGAAATTCTATTTTGGTTTTTCCATTCACAATAATTGCTTACTTGTATTCATGGTATAAATTTATATGGAAGAAAAAATAAGATATGGGTTGTAATGACACAACCCATAATTAGTATAGGGGGAAATTCATGAATAACGAAAAAACAAAATCAGTATTGGCTTACATTTTTGGACTTATAGGTGGATTAATTGTTTTAATGATGAAAGGCAGTGAAAAAAGAACAAAAATATGTGCAGCTCAATCAATAACAATAGCATTGATATATTATATAGTAAGAGTTGCATATGGATTTATTCCATTTAATATTCCATTTTTTGACTATATAGTATCAGGACTTTATTTAGTTGCAAGTATAATAGGAATAGTAAAAGCTTGTAATGATAATGAAGAACCAGAAATATCTGGTATAGGTGAAATTGCTAAATCATTGTTTAAAAAACAAATTGAACAATAATATAAGAAATACTATAAAAGTCAGTCAAAAGCTTTTGACTGGCTTTTATGAAATAATAATATAATATATATTGATATTAGAAAAAAGATATAGTATAATACATAATAGATGCTTTC